ATGACACTGGCGATACAAATCACATGCCGTGGTGCCGGATGTCGGCATCAGTTGGCTTGACGCCGCCAAGTGAATTCGTTGGCGGCGCGTTTGAGTTCGACGACCCGTTTGAAGAACATCGAAACCATTACCTCGATGCGCTGATCTACAGCAGCGACCAGTTGCACAGAGTGTTGCCGCATGACGGCGACCGAATTGTTTTGCTTATTTTTCTTGGAGAACCTCATGGCGAGTGAAGTCGATATTATTAATAGCGCGTTAAATATGGTCGGTGCGTCGAATATCATTGCTCGCTCCGAAGATTCAAAGTCCGCGCGGGTTACCAATCAGCGCTTCGATTATGTCCGCGATGCAGTCTGCCGTTCTCACCCGTGGAATTGCCTGGTGCGCCGCGTCGTGATCGCGAAAGACAGCGATGCCCCGGCCTTTGGGTTTACGAATCAGTTTAGTTTACCAACCGATCCGTATTGTCTGCGCGTGCTGCGCCTTGACTATTTAGATGTGGATTTTCAGGTTGAAGGCCGCAAAATTCATTGTGATGAAGACACGCTCAATCTGGTCTATGTCGGCAGGGTCACTGACCCGAATGAATGGGATCAACTTTTAATTGAGACGATTGCCACCCGCCTGGCGGCCGACACAGCGTTCGCGTTGGTCCAATCGACGTCATTGGTTGGCACGCTTTTCGGGATGTACGAATCAAAACTGTCGGAGGCCCGGTTTGTCGACGCAACAGAAGGCACGCCAGGTGCAATACAGAACGTGACGGTGAGCGGGTCGCTCCAGTCCGACGTGCTTGTGAACGCCAGGCTCTAGAATATGGCGCGCGCAAATTTTGCATTTTCCGCGTTTGTGGCTGGCGAACTCTCGACACGCCTGACCGGGCGCGTTGATCTCAAAAAATACTTTACGGGCTGTGAGATTTTAGAGAATTTTGTGCTGCACCCCCATGGTGGCGCATCGCGGCGCCCAGGAACAACCTATGTCTCTGATGCCAAGTCAGCGTCGGCAAAATCACGGTTAAGGACGTTTCAGTTTAATGTCACCCAAGCTTACTGCCTGGAATTTTTTAACAACGGCTTTCGTATCTTCAAAGATGGCGGGCAGGTAACATCTGGATCGCCCGCGGCTGCCGTCGAGGTCACCACAACTTATACGACCGCTCAGCTTGCTGAATTGAAATTCGCGCAGTCGGCTGACGTGATGTATGTGGCGCATCCCGCGCACCCGGTTCGCAAGATCGCTCGTACCAGCCACACCGCCTGGACAATCGCGGATGTCGACTTTGCCCGCGGCCCGTTCCTCGACGCAAACATCACTGCGACAACGCTAACGGCGAATGGCCGCTCTGGTACTGGCGTCACGGTGACTGCAAGCGCTGCAACGGGTATAAACGGCGGCACAGGCTTCACCGCAAACGATGTCGGGCGCTTGATCAAACTACATCACGGCTATGTAAAAATCACAGCGCGCGCAAGCGCGACCAGCGTGACGGTGACGGCGCAAGAAAATGACCTATACGAAGCCGAGATCGAGCCGACCTATGCGGCGACGACAATCAGCTTTGTCGAGGGCGATCCGAGTACGACCGGCCTGGAGCATAACGATCGCATCGTCGACACGGCCAAGAATTTTATCAAGCAGGGTATCCGCGATGACATGACCATCACGGTCAGCGGCACGAGCTCCAACAACGGCGACTATCTCATCGTCAAGGTTACCGAGGACACGCTGCTTGTATCGCCGTCGGATGATGTGGCGGCCGAATCGGCGGGATCAAGTTTCACGCTGGTAGGAAAGCTGGTGGCCGACGATGAATGGGCGCTTGGCGCCTTCTCGCCGCAGACCGGCTACCCAAAAGCGATCACGTTTTATGAGCAACGCCTGGTGCTCGCCGGGACAACCGACCGGCCACAGACCGTATTCTTTTCCGTTACCGCTGATTTTGAAAACTTTAGCGCCGGCACTGCGGACGATTCCGCGCTGATTTACACGCTGGGCAGCAGCGAAGTGAATGTCATCAGATATCTGTCGAGTTCTAGATCGTTGCTGGTCGGGACCAGTGGTGGCGAGTTTGCAGTTCGCGCCGGCGGCGCCGACGAGCCGATCACGCCAACCAATATTCAGATCAAACAGCAATCGGCTTTCGGCTGCGCGGATGTCCAGCCCGTCCAAGTTGGTTCTACTGTTTTGTTTCTTCAGCGCGCTGCGCGAAAAATTCGCGAGCTTGTCTATAATTTTAATTCGGACAGCTATGTCGCGCCCGATCTCACGATCCTGGCGGAACATATAACCGAAGGCGGCATCACCGAGCTCGCTTATCAGCAAGAGCCGGACTCGATCGTCTGGGCCGTCCGCGCTGATGGTGCTTTGCTCGGCATGACTTATCGCCGGGAAGAGGACGTTGTCGGCTGGCATCGCCATATCATCGGCGGCGTGAGCGGTGCCGCAACCGTGACCGTGAGCGATTATGCAAACATCGCCGTTGGCACCGAGCTCGTGCTGACGAAGTCGGACGGCACGACGGTGACGTTCACCTCGGAAGCATCCAGCGGCGCTGCGCCGGCAAGCTCTCTCGGCTTTCGGCCCAACGAGTCGAACAACACGACGGCCGACAATATTTTCACTGCGATCAACGCACATGATGACTTCACTGTCGCGAACCCGGCAGCGGCTGTTGTCACGATAAAAGAGACGGCACGCGCCGGCACGGGTTTTCTCAGCATCGCATCCGGCGACACGACGCGGCTCGCCGTGACGAGCCAGAGCCATGCGCTGGTTGAATCGATCGTGACGCTGCCAGGCACCAACGAGGACGAGCTGTGGATGACGGTGCAGCGCACCATTAACGGGGCGACCAAACGGACGATTGAATACATAAAGAATTTTGACTTTGGCGACGACGTTGAAGACGCATTCTTCGTAGACAGCGGCCTGACATACACCGGAAGCTCAGCGACAACGCTGAGTGGGCTGTCTCATTTAGAGGCTGAGAATGTCGCGATCAACGGCAACGGCGCTATGCAAACTTCAAAAACAGTAAGTTCCGCCGCGATCAGTCTCGATGAAGCAGTGACCAAGGCGCATATCGGCATTAATTATACGTCCACCCTAAAGACCATGCGGATCGAAGCCGGTGCGACGGACGGCACGGCGCAAGGCAAGATCAAGCGTATCGATGATGTCAATTTGCGTTTGTATCGCAGCGTGAACGCCAATGTTGGCCCAGACATCACGAGCCTGGACCGAATACCGTTCAGGTCGGGCGCCGATCTAATGGACAAAGCGATTGGATTGTTTACTGGCGATAAGGAAATCGAGATGCCGAGCGGCTACGATCAGGACGGCTATGTTGTGGTTACCCAGGACTTGCCGCTGCCGATGACGCTGCTTGCTATTTTTGCGCGTGTCCAGACCTACGACTGATTTTAAAACCATTCCGTTCGAGCCGGGACACGCCGCTGATCTGATCAGCCAGGCCGATGTCGGCGAGGCGGAAAAGAAGTTTTTGTTTGGTGGCCATATTCACAATCTTGCATTGCTCGGTCATAGCGTTTCGGTAATTAGAAACGGTCACTTGCTTGGCTCTGGTGGCATCTTCCCGGTGTGGGACGGGATGGGCGAGGCGTGGGTGTTGCCGGCCGCTAATGTGAAAAAAAACAAAAAAGTGTTTGTTAAATTAATTCGCGAAAATATGGAACGGCTATCTGACGAGTACGGGTTTCGGCGCATTCAGGCGACGGCTCGCGCCGACGCTCCAATAGCGCAGAGATTCCTCGAGTTTCTGGGGTTTGAGCGCGAAGGCTTACTTCGGGCCTACGGACCTGACGGCGCGAACCATGTTTTGTTTTCAAAGATAAAAGAAGGATAAAAATATGGCGTGGGCAGCGGCAGCAATGGCAGTAGTCGGCGCGGTGCAGGCAAGCAAAGGTGCGAAAGCACAGGCTAAAGGCCAGGCGACGGCGCATAAATATAATCAAGCTGTGGCCAATCGCAATGCGGCGGCCAGCGACATCCAGGCCGAGAACATCAAACTGGTCGGTCAAATCGAGTCGCGAGAGCAGCAACGTCGTTTTCTTGATCTGCAAAAAAGTGTGACGGTTGCTTATGCAAAGTCTGGTGTGGACCCGAGCTCCGGGACGGCCCGCCTGGTCGCTCTCGAAAACGCGCGCCAATTCGACGAAGAGCAGGCTGCGCGGAATATGGGCATCGAGGCCGACGCCCAGGGCGAGAGAGAGAAGGGCGTTAACGCTCGCCTTGCAGGCCAATTGCAAGGAATTTACGCGAGAAACGCCATCGTCGCGGGAAAATATAAATCTGACCAAGCGCTGCTCGCCGGCGCTACGCAGGCCGCAGGCTCCCTCGCAGGGTATTTTGACTGATGAAAATTCCGACCTACAAACGGCAGACCTCATTCCCTTCGAGAGCTGGCGCCCAGCAACTTAGCGTGCAGGCTAGTCCGAGCGCCTTTGGCGCGCCAGGCGCGGCGCAGGCTCAAATGGGCCAGCAGATCATGCAAACTGCGGCGGTTGTCGACCAGTGGGTCAAGAAAGAGGCGGCTACAGAACGCACTGCCGTGCAGGCTGCGAACACCGTGAGTTTCGAACAAGTGATAGGCCAGACGCGGGATGATGTTTACGCCGATGAGGTCGAAGCCTGGAGCGATACCAGCGGCAATAATGTCTATAGCGGCCCGGCTGGGGTGAGTTCTAAAAATCAACAAATACAAACATTCGCAGTAAAGCGTGATGCGGTTCGCGCTAATTTGGTCGCGGCCGCAAACAATCAGATCGCAGGGATAAAAGACAAAAAAACCCGCCAAGCAGTGGCCAGTGCGCTCCATACACGCATAGCGTCGGTCATGCCGGGCATCAGCACAGTTCTGCGTACACGCTACGATGATTACGCCGCCGGCCAGCTTGAAATCCTAATCGATTCGCAGGTTAGGATCGCTGCGGACGAGGGTATGGGCGCGATCGGCCAGCGCATTCTGAGTGATCTCGACGGCATGATCGAGTGGTGGGGCGACTGGGGCGGGCATACTCGAGAGAGTATTGAAAAGCGTAAAAAGGATGTCCGTTCAGACGTCGATGTCTACCGCGTGCGAGGGCATTTGACCGAGGCCAAACGTAATCAAAGCGCCGAACAGGTGCAAGCGGTAATCGATGACTTAGGTGACCGTGAAGCATATCCGAATTTAAGTCTGACGGCGTCTGGCCAACTTTACGATAAGGCGGTGAGTCTTTATGCGACCATCGAGCGCCAAAACGTGGCTGCTGCTGACCGAAAGGATCGCCTAGTAGACACTAAACGAAAAAGTACACAGCTGACTAACTATGAGGCGGCTGCTGCGCGTATCCGAGAAACCCGCAATGCCCTGGGCAGAGGTGACGAACTAGAAGACGGCAAGACGCTTTGGGATGAGAAGGCCACCATTGAAGCCATGCA